GTTCCTAATTGTGCAATGCTTAATTTTTGATTAGCTAATGGCCCAGTAAACAGTTTATTAGTATCTAAAGCATTAATAACTTGATTTGCAGCATCTATTCCTTTAACAGCACTAGTAGCCTGTAATTGACCTTCCTTCATCATTGGGCCAACTTGTGCAGCAATGCCTTTATCCATGCTTACGCTTACATTAGAAGCGCCAGCACGCTTTAATTGTTGTTCATAATCAAAGAAACTACCAGGGAAACCTTGTGATTTAGCCATTTCATATCCACGAATAGCCTCAGTTTTCTTTTGACCACCTTGTGCCATAGGCTCATATTGACCAGTACCCATATTGAGTTGGCTGATAGTTTCACCTTCTGCAAGTTTTTGCGGTGCAACCATTCCATACGCAGTTTTTTGCAATTCTGCTGGTGCATATTGACTTGTACCTGCTGCAAAACGCTCTTGAGGATTTGTAGCATTTACAAATTGCTTTACTGCTTCTTGTTGTTTACCACGCAATGCAGCCGCTAATTCAGTCTGTTTAGTGTCTAAATTAGCATTAGTCAACCCGCCAATAGCAGCATTAATCATTGGAAGTGCTTGTTGCAATGCAGAAGGCTTAACATAATACCCACTAATCATTTGACCTTGTGGTGCATTAAAGGCTTGACCTGTTAGCAAATTAGCTAACTGGCGTTGTCTTTGTAAACCCAAGACTTCGGGGTCTTGTGATAGAAATTGTTGGTCTGAAAGGTTTGTTGGGTCTGCCATGATTATCCCTGCTTTAATAAGTTAGCCAATGAGTTTAAATCCATTGGTTGTGCATCTCTAATAGGTTGTTGTGCTGTATAAGCAAATGGGCTTTGATTGCCACGCACTAAGTTTGGTAATGCAGAAGCAGAAGCATTTTGCCCTGCTGCTAATTTTCCTAATGAGCTAGATAAACCAGAGCCAGCACCTTGCTTTAATAGTTTAAGCAAATCTGTATTAGTAGTAGTACCAGTTGTTCCAGCAATCGTATTAGGTACGCCACCAGTATTAATAGATGAAGCTGGTACATAATTACCAAAGAAATCTGTAGCTGGCATACCATTAGCGCCAGCAGCATAACTTGAGCCTATAGCACCACCGCCTTCTAATCCATTGCCTAATACTGTGCCAGGGGCTAATTGTCCTGACATTCCAACGCTTGTTCCTGAAGGTGCGCCAGCAGCCGGTAATGCTGGATTTAACGAATTTACTGTGCCGCCATTAGTAGCGCCTAAATTTACATTAACATCAGGTTGTGCTAATACTTGGTCTGCGCCAGGTGTAGATGTAGGGGGAGGAGCAGATTCAAAACCTGCTGGAGCAGCACCGCTAGTAGCATAAGCATTAGTAGAAGCAGCAGCTAAAGATTGAGCGTCAGCAGCAGAAATTCCATAACTTGAAGTTAAGTTTTGCGCAATAGCATCTTGACTTAATCCTTGTGATGCTAAATTTGCAGAATCCGCAGCCATAAATGCAGTATCAGAACCAGTAGTAAGAGTAGTACCAGCAGGTATGGCATCTCCAGCAGCAAATACTGTTCCATCAGCAGCAACTTCACCACCAGTAGCTATTGCACCACCTTCTCCAACTGTTTCTCCAGCAAGTAAAGGACTTGCACCGCCAGCAGAAGCAATAGTAGCTGCAAGAGCAGCAACAGTAGCCCAACCACCAGGAATAAGAGTATGTACTGAATTATCAACTTGGGCTAAAGCACCTAAAGCGCCTAAACCACTTCCATCTGTACCTAAAATTGCAGAAGTAACATCTAATGGATTACCACTACTAGCAGAATTAATAATATTTTGTGTATTTCCAATAATGCCACCACCACTACCGTCTGTTCCTACAACGCTAGAAATGTCATTAGCAACTTGATTTACCCATGAGCCGCCACCACCAAAAGGAGTGCGTTTTAAGTCCCAAGTCCAACCGGAATGTTTGCTTTTAAACATTTATCCGCCGTATGTATTCAACCAATCACCGCTAGCTGTGCTAGATGATGGAATACCATTAAATAAACTGCTAATTCCTTGATAAGCACTATTTACTAAACCAGGGTTAGCTGCTAAACCTAAAATACCAGCAGAGCCTAGACCATACAGTCCAGCAGTTTGATTAGTTTGTTGACCTAATTGTGCGTTTTGCGCTGCAATATTAGCATTAGTTTGAGTAGCCAAAGCACCTGTGTAATCAGGGCCTGCAACCGCCGCTTGTTGTGGTGCATTAATAAGATTAGGTGTAGTTAAGGACTTAATCTGTCCAGCTTGTGTGCCTTGTAATTGTTGGGCTTGCAAACCAGTATTCATACCTTGAATTTGTGCGCTAGTTAATTGGTCATTTTGACCTTGCTGGAATGTACGCATAGCATTGTCGTATGCTTGAGTGCCAGGGACAATACCTTGATTAGCCAACTGTGAAGTATTTAATTCTGCTGCTTGCGCTTGCTGTGGGGCAAGTCTTTGCATAATAGCGTCTGAATAAGTTTGACCAGGGTTAATACCGTACGCAGGATTATTAATACTTGCTTGCAATCCAGCTAAAGACGAGTTTACAAGACCTTGAGTTTGGTCTGTACCAGTTTGATTAGCTGTCCAAGTAGGATTACCATTAGCATCTGTGCCTTGTTGGTAGTTTAATCCCCCATAAAGGGTATTTTGATTAACTCTGTTAGCTTGAGTAGCTTGTTGTGCGCCAGCAAGATTACCAAGACTTTGTGCTTGCGCTGCACCAAAATAAGGGCTTGTAGTGCCAGCATACGGATTAGCCGTATTAGCGTTAGCACCTTGCGAAAATGTTGAACCTGCACCCATTACTATCTCCTTATGCCCATTTACAATATTCTGGGCGCATTTCTAGAATTACCAAATCCCCATCCTCATGTGCGTCAGGGATAAAAGCAACATCTTTGAAACCAAGGTGTCGGTCTAGTTTTAGGGCTTTTTCGTTACTCCCTGCAACTGTGCCAATTATAACCTTTAATTTCAATGTGTTAAACGGATAATCAAAGACCTTTTTAAGAAAGTCTTTAGTTGCCCAATGCTTACCTTCTGACCCTACATGAATCATGCAAGATTTACCATAAAAACCACAATATACAACTACTGCCCTAATTTCATCGTTTAATACTTGACCTAAATAATGTGCATCTTGCGGAGTAGGCATATTGTGTTTAATTGCCCAATCTTTAAGACTTTGCTGATTAAGCAATATCACAATATACCTCCAGCCTCCATTGCATAATCCGTACTAGCCCAATGCAATTCAATTCCTTGCGCTACTGCGGTCAAATTAATAGACCCTGCAAAACCTATTCCTGTTACGCCTTGCCAAATACGAGTTGTTACTAATCCACCACTCCAAATATTAGTATCCCATTTAGCAGTATCCCAAGTTGACCCTGTTTGCGTACTAGGATTAAATGAGATAGCACCTAAGTTATCTATAGGCTGAAAATCTACGCTTAAACCGCATAAAACGGCTGGTAAACCCCCTGTAGATTGAAGGATAGGTCTTACCATTGTGAAGCGTTTATTCTGCCCTGGTGAGTCAAAATAGCTATATGCTTGCTGTACCGCAGCACTAATATTCGTGCCATTATCTGAGGTATCAGTATATAAAGTAGCTACAAAACCATCTCCACCAAAGTGCATATCGTCATCGCCTGATACTTCCCAACAATAACCTTGAATACCTGTAAATCTTGCCCATGCCTTAGTAATGGTGTGCATGACATACTGCTCCATTCCATCATTAGTGGGAATAGACAAAATCAGCATATTTTCACTAGCAAAATAGTTAATTTGCCAGCCAAAATTAGCAAAATAGTTAGTACACGCTACACTAATAGGATAATAAATCTTGTCTGTAAGGTTTACCCTAGGGTCTAAACGACTAGATTGCAATGCAGAAGCAAGTGGTACTAAACCATCTTGAGTTAGTAAAAGCAAGTCACCTGACCATTTAAAGAAGCATCTACGGTTAAAGGTTTGACCCAGTTGCCATACGCCTGTTAATGCCCAAGTAGTAGTAGATGTAGGGTCTGTGCCGTTATAGACGATAACTTCGCCCATACTGGTTACAAACACAGCATAGTCA